TCATACGATCCTCAAAGCGATGGTTGCCGAGCGTGCAATTTTCTTCGTTCTTTTACCATTGCTCCGCGCTAATGGTGACCCTGGAATGCGAACAGTGAGCGCAGATATCAGCCGAGATGAACAAATTCATGTCGCCGCGAATTCACTTGTATGTAGAGAACTAGGACTGGAGATCTCTCCAAGCCTAGACAAGCTACGTAAGGCAACTATTAATTGGGTGATGCAACCACTCGGTAGCAACATCGATAAATATCTAGACAAGAAATTTTGGCTGGATTCCAGTGACAACCTGATGTATCAAGGCAAAGCTCCCGAGCTTTCCTTTACTAAGTCTGCACGGATGCCAGCATTCTTTGAGCACTCTAATGTCAACCTCCCCCAATATGCTTGACCATCAGTACAGGAAACTAGATTATGTTCTAGAACAACTGTCTGTTGGTTTCCCACCTCAAACTATTGGACCCACTGATTCCATTGAATCGATCATGTACAAAGCTGGACAAACCAGCGTTGTAGATTTTATTAAAGACTTAATTGAAAACTAATCATGTGTGTACAATCAGTACTTGAAGCGGTAGGGCTTGCACCTCGCCGCAGACCTACCCCAGCACCTGTCCAAAGAGCACCAGCCCCACCACCACGTGCAGCAGCTCTTCAAGCTACCCCTGCTCTGCGTCCTGAGCTGCTACAAGATGAATCAGAAAACCGACGTAAACTTGTAGCTGCAACTAAGAAAATGCGTCAAGTCGAACTTGCACGTGACCCTGGTAAACAAACCGCTGCTGCAGTTCCTAGTGAAACAGCACCTCGTACACCTGCCGGGGGTATTAACGTATGATTACGGCAAGGACTCGCTACGATCAACTGTCTACTAATCGTTCTCAGTTCTTGGACACAGCAGTTGATTGTTCTGAACTTACCCTGCCGTATCTCATCACGGATGACCTGTACAAGCGTCCAACAAAAAAATCACTACTGACCCCGTGGCAAAGCGTGGGTGCTAAAGCTGTTGTCAACCTCGCTGCGAAGCTGACACTTGCTCTGGTACCACCACAGACTACGTTCTTTAAGCTACAGATCCGCGACGACAAGCTCGGCGTAGAGTATCCTAAAGAAATCAGAAGTGAAATGGACTTGTCCCTTTCTAAGATGGAGAGGATGGTCATGGATTATGTCAATGCATCTAATGATCGTGTGATCATCCATCAGGCAATCAAGCATTTGATTGTTGGTGGCAATGCTTTGATCTTCATGGGTAAAGAAGGTCTCAAAAACTATCCTCTGAACCGGTTCGTTGTGAACCGCGACGGGAATGGAAATGTCCTAGAGATCGTAACTAAAGAACTAATTAGCCGTAAGGTCTTGGGTCTTGATCTGCTCAAGCCTACTGAAGCCAACCCAGTTGCTTCTACATCGGCAGGATCAGGAGGTGTAGATGATGACGTCGAAGTCTACACCCATGTTAAACTCGACGAAACTAACGGACGTTGGACCTGGCACCAGGAAGTAGATGATAAAATCATCCCTGGTACTCGTAGCACCGCTCCTAAAAATGCAAACCCATGGTTGACTCTACGCTTCAACATTGTTGACGGAGAGGACTATGGCCGTGGTAGAGTGGAAGAGTTCATCGGAGACCTGCGTGCTCTAGAAGGACTCTCCAAGGCTCTTGTAGAAGGTTCAGCCGTTGCTGCTAAGGTTATCTTCCTTGTCAGCCCTAGCGCCACTACAAAACCTTCTACGCTTGCACAAGCAGGTAACGGTGCTATCATCCAAGGCCGTCCTGAAGACGTTGGTGTGGTAAGCACTGGCGGTAAGAATGCAGACTTTGCTACTGCTGCTAACATGGCACAGCAGCTTGAGCAACGTATTAACGATGCGTTTCTTGTCTTGCAGATTCGACAGTCAGAACGTACCACTGCTCAAGAGGTACGTATGACACAAATGGAACTAGAGCAACAGCTTGGAGGCTTGTTCTCCTTGTTGACTGTAGAGTTCCTTATCCCTTATCTTGATCGTACGCTGCATATGCTCAAGCGTACAAACCAGTTGCCTAAGTATCCTAAAGACCTTGTGCGTCCACAGATTGTGGCTGGTATCAATGCTCTTGGTCGTGGTCAAGATCAGCAAAGTCTCACGATGTTTATCCAGACTATTGCTCAGACTTTAGGACCAGAAGCATTACTCAAGTTTATCAATGCATCCGAAGCTATCAAACGCTTAGCTGCTGCACAAGGTATTGAAGTCCTCAATCTTGTGAAGAGTGAACAAGAGATGCAAGATGAGATGCAACAGCAGATGGCTGCTGCCACTGCTCAATCGATGGCTGATCAAGCTGGTCAGCTTGCCAACGCTCCTTTAATGGACCCATCTAAAAACCCACAACTAACTACACCACCTGAAGATGGCTGAAACCCTTACATATGATGCAACAGAAGCAGATGCACCTGATCTAACTCCAGATGAACAAGACTCTCTTGCTGTTGGCGAGAAGATGTTGGCTGACCAGGAAGAACTCCTGGCTGGTAAATACAGGTCTGCTCAAGATCTGGAGAAAGCTTACCTAGAGCTGCAAAAGAAACTAGGTGAAGGTGAAGAAAATGAATCAGAGTCTGAAGGTGAAGAGCCTAGCAGCATTAGTGAGATTGAGATCACTCCTGCTGTAGAGCTGATCCAAGAGGCGTCCGCTGTCTTTGCTGAAAAAGGAGCGTTGACTGATGAGGTTATCAGTAAGTTCTCTGAAATGAACAGTGCTGATCTTGTCAAGGCATATGCTGACATTCAATCAAAGGCTGCTCAAGCCGCACCACAGGCACAGGTTGCTGAGATCTCTGACTCTGAAGTTGAGAGCATTAAGAACACGGTTGGTGGTGAAGCCGAATACGATACACTTATGAACTGGGTTGCTGATGCTTTGCCTGAAAAACAGACAGAGACCTTTAACAATCTTGTGGAGACTGGTAACGTTGACGCTATCCGTCTTGCCGTGCAAGGTCTTAAAGCTCAATACGATGTTATAAACGGATACGAAGGACGTATGCTCCAAGGTAAAGCACCACAATCCAGTAAGGATACGTTCCGTAGTCAAGCCGAACTGGTTCGGGCTATGTCGGATCCTCGCTATGACAATGATCCTGCCTATCGTGCAGACGTTATTGAGAAACTTGAACGATCTGACGTTGATTTCTGATGACAGTTATTAATGAAGACGGCGGTCGGACAAACATCTACGCTATTGAACCCCCTATCACACTTATTGACGTGCGCGAAACACACAACGAAAACGCTGAAAAACTAAATGGTCGTCTGGCTATGCTGGGCGTCATGGCTGCGCTTGGAGCGTATGCAATCACTGGTCAAATTATCCCCGGAGTCTGGTAATGCCACAAGGTAAAGGAACGTATGGTTCAAAGGTTGGTCGTCCCGCAAAGTCGGGTGCTGCTGCTAAAATGAAAAAGAAAGGTGTGCCTGCCGCTGTGCGTAAGGCCATCGTAAAAAACATGAAGAAGAAGTGACATGGCACGCACGAAGGTCCGCAAGAAAAATGTCAGTCTAAAGATTGGCAAACATAAATCTCGCTCCGGTGGCTTGACAAAGGCTGGCCGTGAGAAGTACAATAGAGAAACAGGATCAAAGCTCAAGGCTCCCCAGCCTGGTGGCGGTCCTCGCAAGCGGTCCTTCTGCGCCCGCATGTCTGGTAACAAAGGACCAATGAAAGACAGTAAAGGTCGTCCTACACGGAAGGCTCTTGCATTACGTAAATGGAAGTGTTAATCATGCCTGCTAAACGTGGCTTATATGCCAACATTCATGCTAAGAAAAAAAGAATCGCTGCTGGTAGTGGCGAGAAAATGAGAAAGCCTGGGTCCAAAGGAGCGCCTACGGCTGCAAACTTTAAACGCTCCGCAAAAACTGCAAAGAAAAAGTAACACCCAACTAACAACAACACACATGAAATCTATTATTATCGCTAGTCTCCTTGTCGCCGCTGGTGGCGCAGCTCATGCTGGTCCCTACGTCAATGTAGAGACCAACTCAGGCTTCGTCGGATCTGATTACACCGGCTCTACTACTGACGTCCATGTGGGCGTAGAAGGTGGTGGTTGGTATTTGCAGGGCGGTCCTGCTTTGCTGGCTCCCGATAATGCTGATGGTGAAGTAGAACTCTCAGGTAAAGCTGGTGGTTCATATGGAATCAATGAAGCACTTTCTGTCTACGGAGAAGTATCATTCCTCACCGGTGATACTAACAGCTACGGCACTAAAGCCGGTCTCAAGTATAACTTCTAATAGCTAAATAGAATAAGGGAGGTGCAATTCCTCCCCTAGCTCTAGCCAGCCAAGGCTTAAAACTGGTCTTACTTAACTTTAC